TCAGAGTCTTTAACTCTTCCTTGGTCATCCTCTCAGGGAGTTCCGATAGGTAGTGTTTAAGTCTGTCTGTCTTCTTGTCCCTGACTGTCTTTGCTCGGGCTGTAGCTCGTTGGCGTATAGACTCCATAAGGTCCGGCTTTTCTCTCCAGGCTTTCTGCCTGTAACGGGTCATCTGTAGTCTGGCTAGGATGACTTCCCTTGGGGTTCGTTTTCGGGATGGGTTAGGCATCGCGTTAAACTATATGACTAGGGAGACGACTGCCTGACCGTAGGGATAGGCTAAGGAGTCTCTTACCTTACCTCGAAGAGGGAAGGACGGACTGTCACAAGGACTGTCACAAGGTAAAGGCTTTAGAATTGGAGGCACTTCCGAGGGGGGCTTAGGGGGGTAGAGGCTACGAGGATACCAACCTAGGCACTAAAACGCCTTGGCGACCCCTTGGAGGGGCTAGGAATGGCGGTCTGGGTGGCGACTGTCGACTGGCTTCGACGCTCCCAAGCGATGCGTCCCTGTTCCCGAGCGTGTCGGAGGGGGATGGACGAGGTGTAGTTCCCTTGGTCGTCCTTGAGACCGGCACGGCCCCCGCGCTTAGGGATGCGGAGGGTGTAGAAGGGCTGCTCTTCCATGCCCTCGGCGGTCGGGTCTTTCGTCAGCACCATAACGGCCCGATGCCAGTTGGCGAGTTCTGCTGAACCACTACCAGCGTAGGCGAGGTCGGCTAGGCTCGACGACTTGTCCTTGGCGGGCTTGGTGGTATGGTGGACGGAGAAGAGGATGACGCCCGTGTCTTGGAGGACAGGCTGAATGATGTGGCGCAGGAAGTGAGATGCGGCCTCCTGATCGGATAGGTCGACGCCGGCGAACCCGAGGATAGGGTCAATCCATACGCAGTCGGCCTTATGGCGGGTCACTAGCTCACGGAGGAGAAGCCCGAAGGCCTCGCCAGTCTTAACGGCCTCGCGGTAGTAAAAGACTCGGTCGCCTAGTTGGTCGACGAGTTGTGAGCCCCGAGGGATGCCCATGCCGTCGAGCGTCCCTTGGATACTCTCGGCGACGTCCATTTCATCGTTCTCCGATTGAATGATGACTGAGGTCAGCGGACCCTTGCGGGAGCGGATGCCAAAGAAGTCATGACCAGGAGCGAGGGCGAGCGATAGGGCGGCGTGGGTGACGAGGGCCGACTTGCCAGCGCCTGTCTGCGAGACGAGTAGGCAGGAGCCACCGCGGCAAAGGAAGCGATTGCCTAAGACGCAGGACGGGTCGGTCTCTTTGTCAGCGTCGACCATCGTGCGGAAGTTAAAGGCCTGAGAGGTCTCTTTGCCTTGGCCCTTGCGACGCGTGAGGCTCTTAGCGAGTTGCTCTTGGGCGAGGAGGATGGCCTCGGGGTCGGCACCCGCCTCGTTAACGACTTGAAGGACGGCACGGGCTTGCTCGGCAATCTTGCGTAGGTTAAGGGCTTTAATCACCGCAAGCGACCAAGCCTTATTCGGCTGAATGAATTGCCCGGTGGTCGATAGGTCAGAGACGGCAAAGGCCTCAACGGGTGAGCCGAGTTCTCGAAGGCGCTGCGTGACGGTCAGCTCGTCGGGGGTCGTTCCCTCGTCGATAAGCCCGCTGATGGCGGCGGCTATGTCTTGATGCCGAGGCTCAAAGAAGTCGGAGGGGATGAGCCCATCGGGTAGCGGTAGGCCTTGAGCGATTGAGACGGCAAGGAGATGCCGTTCCGCGTCTAAGGCAGAGGGGGGAGGTTGTTCCATGGCTTGGAGGTTGGCGGGCGACTAAGGGGCTTAGGTCTTACGGGGGCGAGACTTTTCTCCGTAGTGGGGCATCGGGTAGGGTTTAGCGTCCTTGCGGATTGCCCGGCGGTAGATGCGTTTGTCGATGAAGCCTAACTTAATGCCCTTCTCTAGATTATCCCAAGCGGAGTTGCGGGACATCTTCCAGCGCGTGGCCCACTCGGCAACGGTGCGATAGCCTGGAGCGGGCGTCTCGGCGGTCTTGTGGATGGCTGACATGACGCGGAGTAGCAGAGCGTCGGGCTTGGATTTGCTCATGGGGTGAAGGTCTTGAGTTCCGTCTGCCAGATCCATTGGTCACCCATCTTGTGGACGAGCCAAGCCTTGTAGTCGCCCCCAGCGGTGACGAAGCCAGCAACGAAGCCTGAGCCCCACCGGGCGGTTGCTAGGCGGTGAGAGGCGTAGGACATCTCGTCCTTGAGGCATAGGCAACCAGCGGAGAAGGCGTTGCCGCCCCCGTGCTTGGTCAAGGCGACGCTCGACAGGTTGTGGGTGTGTCCGTGTATCAAAGCCCCGCCGCGGGGAGCGTAGTGCAACCCCTGGACGATTGTCCCGTTAGCGCCGTGAGCGTAGCCGTGGACCATAGCCACAGAGCCGCCAAGAATATAGACGCCCTTGTCGGCGTGGTAAGGTAGAATGACCTTGGCCCCGTTCTGTCGGGCGACGCGGTTGATGCGGTCCTTTAAGTCGGTGCAGTAGTCGCGGACGATGGCCTGACCGTGGCCCTGCATGGAGTCTAGCCGGTGTTCATGGTTGCCCCAGAGGTAGACGTTGGGCTTCCACTTGGCGAAGAAGTCCTCGCCGGCTTCAATGTCCTCTTGCAGGGACTCAGCGCCTTCCTTATCGGTGCCCACGCCTTTACGGAGGGAGCGGAAGTCGTAGTGATCGCCGCCGGCTACGCGGATGTCGGGCTTAAAGTCTTTGGTGAAGGCATACAGCGCCGCGAGGGCCTCGGGGTCTGCCATGTCCCCGTGCGAGTCCGAAGCGAAAATAAACTTGGTGAGCTTGCTCATACACTTGGAGGCTTTGGCTTCCCCTTGTATGTGCCGTGCTTTTGTTTGTGACTACGAAAGCGAAGGCCTTGACGGACGGCGGCGTTATACATACCGGGAGCCGAGAAGCCAAACTTGATGGCGGTCTCGGTAGCGGTCAGCCCTTCGGCGATGCCCTGGGCGGCGGCCTGTGCCATCGTGAGCCGTCCCTTGGCTAAGAGGTTGGCGTGTTCGTCGTTTAGGCGGTGCGTATGGGTCGTGCCGCGTCCCCATTCGAGACGGCGCCGACAGCCCGGGGGCCAGATGATGCCATGCCGGCAGACGAACGCCTCGATGGTCTTTAGGCTTACGCCCGCAATCTTGGCAGCGTCAGCGGTTAGCCAGGAGCCACGGATGGCTTCACGGATGGCCTTGGCTATGTGGCGGTCGGTTGGGTCTTTATAGTCGTCGACCCGGATGTGTGGCTTGGAGTCGTAATGCGGACAGGTAGCGAGGAAGCGGAGGCGGTCGATACTTACGCCCCACGCCGTCGACATCTCCGCCAGCTCGTCGTCGGTAGGGATGGACATGATCAGAACTTGTCCGAGGTCTTAGCGGCGTTCCATGCTTCAACCTCTTGGCAAAGTTGGTCTACCTCCCATCGCTTTTGAAAGAACTCGGTTCGCTTTGCCATCTTATCCCCAGCCTTGAGCAAAGCGTCGATGCCGTTGCGGTATCGGTTCAAGTCCTTCTCGGAGATGACGACCCATTGACCGTCCTCGGTCATTTTAAGGACGTTCGCCAGTTGAGCGTTGATGTCCTGTTGCGCCTTTAACTCAGCGAGAAGGCGGTCGATAGTCTGCTGCTTGGTTTCTTTACGGCTCATAGTTCTAAGTGTTTAGCGACTGACTTGCCGACCTCACGGAGCATCACGGCGGTGTTAGGTTTGAAGACGTAGGTCTGGGTCGGGATGCACCCTTCAAGCATCTCGCGGATGCTGGCGGCCTCTTCGTCGTTAGCCGGGCCGACGCCTTCGGTCTCGATGTGGAGGTGAATGACTCGCCAGCCTCGGACCTCGTTCATCAGCTGCTTAGTGACGACGACCTCGTTGATGTACCGGGTGTCGGTAACTACAACGTGACCACGCTCACGGGTGGCGGCCTCGGTTAGGTTGTAGACAAAGACGTCTTTGTGGATGGATCGGGCGAAGCGACCTAGGGCGACGAGCGTCTCGCGGTGGGTGGCCTTGACGGTATCGTCGTGGAAGTTAACCGACAGGCCTAGGTTGATGCTGAAGTCGTTAGCCGCGTCCTTGAGGGCGTCAGCAAAGGCGATGCGCTTGATGTCCTGGGAGTGTCTAATCATCCCCTCGGCGAAGGTGTCCTTCCCGCTACGGGCGTAACCCGACAGGAGGACGATGGTCTGGGGGGTCTTGAGTCGTGCGCTCATATTACCAATCGGTCGGGGTTGGAATGGTCGACGCGGCGGCACCCTTGCCCTTGGGGAAGTTCATCTTGTACTTGAACTGCGGACGGCCCTGCCATTCGCCATCGGGCGTGACTTCGACCTCGACCTCGAAGTAAGTGCTGGAGGCCGGCTTGAGGTAGTCGATGAAGTCGGGGACGGAGAGGTCCGCACGAGGCTCGGAAACATACT